CCGGCTATTCCACGCTATTCCCGGTTCTTCTGCGTTCTTCCGGACCGCGGAGGCTGGCAATTCGCGCCCGGCCCGCGGATTGCTGCCCACGCATGGACGCAAGAACAGCCGTCAGAAATTACATTAAGAGGCACGGTGCAAACCATCGGCCCGAGCGCATGAGACGTGCGCTTTACAATGGACCCGGCGGTCCGGTTCCCACGTCCGTGATACGAGAGGTTCTTGCGGAGGTAAGCGGCCCGAATCAGTCCACTCCGCCCTCTCCAAGCAAATCTCCTGTAGCGGCGCCGTCCCCGGCGTCGAAAGTCAAGACCCGATCGCTCAGCGAGTTTCGCAGCACGCACGACTACGCCTTGAAGCTCAAGCGCACGATCGCCGACCTGGGCGAAGGCTACCTGACCGAGCACGAGATGAAGGCGGCCAGCGGCGTGCCGAACCACGTCTGGCGCCGCTACGCCGACCTCCCCGAATTTCAAGAGAGCAAGCTCAAGTTACGTGACGTGACGTATTGGGCGAAGCCCCGCGTGATTGCCGAGATGAAAGAAATCGTGGGGCCGGTATGACCGGCCCAGTTTCCAGCTTTCAGTTGGCAGTTTTCAGACTGAACACTGAATCACTGAACACTGAAATCTGATTTGCCCATGAAACGCAAACCCAAGAAAGCTCTCAAAACCGTCAAAGACTTCGAGGAGGCTTACGCCAAGTCCCCGGAGGGCCAGAGCAAATACTCCGCCATGGCCCGCGTCTACGAGCACCTCGAGACGAACAAGCGCCAGACCAAGCTCGAGATCCCCACGGATACGGTCCGCTTCGGCATCTTTGGCGACACCCATTTCGGCAGCCTCTACGAAGACCTCGACGCGCTCAACGCCTACGCCCAAGCCTGCCGCGACGCCAAAGTGCAATGCATGATCCATGCCGGCGACGTGCTCGAAGGCTACAAACTTTACCGCGGCCAGGAATTCGAGACCCACGCCCACGGATGGGAAGCGCAGTCCGCATGGTTTGCCAAGGTCGCCCCTGATTTCGGCGTGCCCGTGTATTTCGTCACCGGCAACCATGACATCGCTTTCAAGCGCGCCGCCGGCATCACGGTCGGCAAGGGCCTCGAGGCCCTGCGGCCCGACTGGCATTTCATCGGCGAGGACTACGGCACGGTGAATCTCTCGGCCAATGGCAAGAAATTCAAGGTCGGCGTCTTGCACCCCGGCGGCGGCAGCAGCTACGCGCTGAGCTATCGTCCCCAGAAGATTGTCGAGCAGATCGAAGGCGGACAAAAGCCCGACATCCTGGCCATCGGCAACTATCACAAGACCGACTGGCTCCCGAGCTATCGAAACGTATCCGTCCTCCAGGTCGGCTGCTTCCAACGCCAAACGCCCTTCATGCTGACCAAAGGTCTCAGCGCCATGGTCGGCGGCTGGATCATGGAATTCGCCCCGGGCCAAGGCTGCTCGAGGCAAACCGCCACCTTCTTCCCCTTCTACTAAAATGGCGGGGGTCTCCGAGCGGCGGACACCTAATCCGTGCGGCTCGAGTTTGCCGGTTCACCCCGGACCTCGCCCCCTCCTCGGTAGGGACGGCTGGCCCAGCCGTCCGTCAGCCCAATGTAGCGGCGCCGTCCCCGGCGCCGGCCGTTACACGCCACGCTGATGCAACACCGGTTCCGCATCAACCGCCGGATGTGGCCCTGGCGCTACGTGCGCTTGAAAGGGGAGAACGAAGGCTATGCCTTCACCCCCGACCCCACCGATCCGGCAACAAAGGTCGACCACCGCATCCTCATCGACAACCGCCTGACCGGCCGCAAGCGCCTGCGCATCGAGCTGCACGAATTCCTGCACGCCGCTTTTCCCGAGATGAGCGAAGACGTGATCGACAAACGCAGCAGCGACCTCGCCCGCATCCTCTGGGCCCTCGGCTACCGGAGGAAGTGAAGAACGCAAAACGCAAAATGCAAAACTCCGGACATTCTGCATTCTTCATTCTGCATTCTACATTTTCCCCATGAGCACCTGGCTCATCGCCAGCGTCGGCGTCGTCTACTTTGTCATAGGCGCCGAAATGGCATACACCGGCCGCTACGCCCTCATGCTCGTCTGGTGGGGCTACGCCCTGGCCCAGATCGGCCTCTGGCAAATCTCCCGATAGTATCGCACAACGATACATTCCCCCTCTGACCTCAGGTCTCAGGTCTCCGCCCTCTCTTCATTCCCGGCTATTCCACGCTATTCTTGGTTCTTCCGCGTTCTTCCGGACCGCGCCCCCTATCAATCCGGCCGCGCACGCCGTAATTCCCACTGCATGCGCAGGGACTTCTGGATTCACCCCGCAGGCACGGCCCACACGCCGGGCAACTCGAATCCTGCCGGGACTTGGACCCACTAACCCATGGCAACAGACACCAACGACAAGGTGCAAACCGGTCCGGACGTCTCCGACATCAACTTCAATGACATTGCCGAGCATCTCGGCGTGCAATTCAAGCCGATCGACGCAGCGCCCGAGCCAGACGCAGAAACCAGCGGAACCGACGCGGCCGACGAGGAGCCAGACTCCAAGCCAGCCGCCGAAGACGCCGGGGACACCGAAGAGAAGACCGACGAGACCGACGCCGAACCCGACGACAAGGAGGGTGAGGGGAGCGAGGAAGAAGACAAAGCCGAAGAGGCCGAGGCTCCGACCAAAGTCCAGCAACGCATCGACCGGCTGACCGCGCAAAAGCGCGAAGCCCTCGAGCAGCTCGACGATCTCAAGGCCCAGCTCGAGGCCGCCAAAGCGGCCGCCGACGCGAAGCCGCCGGTGATCTTCAAAGACCCCGACAACCCCTTAAGTTCTTTCACAGACGCAGCCGCCCTCGAGGCGGAGATTGCAAAGGCACAAGCGGTCTTAGACTGGGCCGATGACAACCGCGAAGGCGGCACGGTGACGGTGGCCGGCGAGGAGAAGTATTACGACTCCGACGCCGTCAAACAGATCCGGGCCAACGCCCGGGCCCTGGTCAAGGCCGCGCCGAAGCAGCAGGAATACATCCGCGTCCGCGAGCAAACGCTCCCGGAGGCGAAGGCATTTTATCCCGAGTTTTTCCAGAACGGGACGAGCGCCCACCAATTCCTGCAGGCCACGCTGAAGCAATATCCGTCCATCGTAAGTTTCCCCAACTGGGAGCTGATCGTAGGCGACGCGTTTGCGGGACAACAACTGCGCATGGCACGTGTCGAGCAGATGCAAAAGCGAGCATCGGCCGACAAGACCAAGAAAGCACCGGCGAAAGAGGCGGCGGCAATGCCGAAAACACCGACCCCGAACGCGAGTCCGAAAGTATCTGCCAATTCGAGCGCGGCCCTGCGGCAGAAGGCCGACACCGTGCTCAAGGCCCGAGGCGATCGCAGCGCCCTCGAAGCATTCATGGAAAGCATCGTGTGATGCACTTCCAACCAAGATTCCAAACCAACATTTAGAAAAACCAACCAAAATGGCTGAACTTCTCATTACCAACCAGGTGGGCGCACGCGAGGATCTCGCGGACCTCATCGCGGTTGCCGACCAGAAGAGCACTCCGCTGCTCTCCATGGCCAAGAAATCCAAAGATCCGACCAACCCGCTCTTCTCGTGGCTGGTCGATGCAATGAACGAGCCCGTCTTGACCGGCGTGCTCTCCAACCAGGACGCAACCACGTTCTCCAACCAGGCTGCCAACCGCGCCCGCCTCTACGGCCGCATCCAAAAAATGTGGCGTTTGCCGAAAGTCGATGATCTGGCCGAAAGCGTCAGTCAGGTCGCAGGCATCGGACGCAAGCGGGAGATGGCCCGTTCGGTAACTCGCGCCTTGCAAGAGCTGGCCCGTGACCTTGAGTCCGTGTTCTGCTCCGACCAGGACAGCGCCGAACAAGCCGGCAACACGCCCTACCAAACCCGCGGCCTCGGCTCGTGGATCAACAACGCAGCTCAGAGTGACAGCGGCACAGCAGTGCCCGCCGCCTACCGCACACCCGCTGCCTCGATCAGCGGCACCGGCGTCGGCACGAACAGCATCACCGACAGCGTCATCCAAGGGCTGCTTCAGTCGTTGTATGAGCAGTGCGGCAAGAACAAGAGCTACACGCTCCTGTGCGGACCCACGCTGAAACGCCGCTTCACCGGCTTCCAGCAGGTCCAGTTCGGCAACGAGAACACCGGCGCCGTCGTCCGCACCTTCAACCAGGACTCCGCCGACATGTCTTACATGGCGAAGGTCGACCTGTTCGTTGGTGACTTCGGCGAGCTGGCCCTCACCCCGTCCCTATTTCTGGCCAAGGACCAAGTCGCCGCTACCCAGCTGCGCCGCGGTTACATCCTCGATATGGATGGCGTCTCGATCCGCTACAACCGTCGCCCGCGCTACATGCCGCTCGACGACGAAGGCGGCGGTCCCCGCGGCATCGTCGACACGATCGCCGCGTTGCAGGTCGATAACCCCCTCGTGCACGGCAAAATCGCCAGCACCGGAGACTAATCGGAGGAATCAAGCATTATGACAACTAACGCATTCCGCTCACTCCACGAGTCCCCTCGTGGCTACAACTACCGCTTCGTCATTGATCACACCGATCTGACGACCTCGGCTGACAACACCGCGCAGGACATCACCCTGATCACCCTGCCGGCCAACAGCGTCGTGAAAAGCGCCGCCACCTACTTGAAGACCCCCTTCAAGCTGGTCGGCACTACGGCCTACGACAACAACGTCCTGATCGTGGGCGATTCCGGCGACACCGCTCGTTTCATTGCTTCGCAGCAAGTCAACGAGAATGGCACCGAAGTCCTGGCCAAAGCGCAGGACGTCACCAAGGTCCCGCACGCTTACGCCACGGCGACCGCGGTGGTGGCCAAGTTCGCCTCCATGGCGGCCTACAGCCTGGCTGATCTCGACGCCGGGGAAGTCCACATCTTCCTCGAAGTCGCCCAGCTCGACTCGCTGACCTGATGAGGTAGCACGCACCTTGCGCCCGCCGGACAATGTCGCCAACTCGGCAACAACATTCATGGTGGAAAATGGGAAAGATCCCGGCGGGCGCAATCGCGTGCTGCTTTAGCAGCAGAGTCTTCAGTTGCCAGTTTTCAGTCTGCGGTCAGTGGATCGGCTGAACACTGAACACTGAACGCTGAACACTTTCTCATGCTCGACCTCGACACTGAACTCGGCTCCCTCGTCAAAGAGGAACTCCAGCGCGGCTTCTACGCGCAGGCGGTCAACGCCAAGGCGAGGCAAATGCGCATCGCCCAAGCCAACGCCCGACTCGAGCACGCCCACATCGAAGGGGTAGGGCAGCACGTGGCCAGCATCGACGCTTTTGCCTTTATCGACTGGGAGCGCCGCCACCCCGGCATAACCCGCGACAAAGACTGGCTGAAGTCTCTCCTCCGCGACAACCCGGAGTGCCGCGTCGAATCCACCAGCGCGAAAACCATGGTGTCATTCGCGGGAGCGTCCAGTGATTCAGTTACTGAATCCCCGGTAGGGACGGCTGGCCCAGCCGTCCGACTGCATTCCACTGAAAACTGCCAACTGAAAACTGAAAACTCCGCGGACTCGGTGGCGGACGTCGCGTGATGAATTATTCCGGCTACAACTACGAAGCGACGCTGGGTAAGCCCACGGCGGAGGAAATCCGCGGCTTTCTCCTCAACATCCAGGAAGCAGAGTCCGACGTTGGCGGCTACCTGGACAAGAAGCAGCGTAATTACGAAGTCCGCCACGCCATCTGGGCCGGGCAGAGCCCCGACGGACGCAAGCACACCGCCGCCTTGGCCAAGCAAGCCTTTCCCTGGGAAGGCGCCAGCGACGCCCGCGTTCGCCTCGCCGACCAGATCTGCAACGAGAACGTCGCCCTCCTGACCAACGCCTTCTTCCGGTCAAAGGTCCAACTCCAACCCATCGAGTCCAGCGACTACGCCGCCAAAGTCAGCGCCGAGACCGCGTTGAAATGGATGCTTTTCCAACATTGCGCCGACGACCTCCGCCGCGAAGTCGAGCTGCTGGCGCAAATGCAGGAGCAATACGGCCTGGCCATCATGGGGTGCTTCTGGCGCCGCACGACCCGCACGGAGTCGAAGACCATCACGGTCGACCAGCTGGCGGCCATGCTGGCCGAGACCGGGAACCCGATGATCCAGATCCTCCTCGAGAGCATCATGGACCCGCTCCAAGAAGACGACGCCAAGCAAATGCTGAGCGACCTGATCGGCCCGGCGGCCGGCAAGATGAGCTGCGTGCGCGACCTGCGCAACACCGGCGCCTGCACCTACGAGAATCCCTACCTCTTCGAGAACCGACCGGAGTTTGTCGCGCTCGAGCCCTGGGAAGACGTTTATTTTCCGCCTCAAACGAGCGACCTCCAGCGCAGCCGCTACGTGGCCTGGCGCGAAATGGTATCCGAGACCGAGCTGCGTGAGCGCATCGTGACCGACGGCTATAGCGAGTCCTTCGTCGAAGAGGCCCTCAAGCACAAAGGCGCTTACAGAAGGCCGATCAGAAACTACTACCGGCAGGAAATGATCAACCTCGAGACCGAGCGCGAGATGATCGAGCTGTGGCACTACTACCAGAAGCAATTCAACAAGGACCAAACCACCCGCGTCCACTACACTGTCCTGCACGAGAGCGTGGCCGACGACGTGGCGGTGTCGGAGCTGCTGCCTTACGCGCACGGCGATTACCCCTTTGTCGAATTTGCCCGGGAGCGCATCAGCCGCAACCTCCTCGAGAGCCGCGGCGTGCCCGAGCTGCTCGAGAGCCAGCAGTATGAGATCAAGACGCAGCGGGATTTCCGCAGCGACCGCGCCGCCGTGGCGGTCCTCCCCCCCGTCCGCGTCCCCGCCAACCGCGGCAAGTTGAACCTGATCTTCGGGCCCGGTGCCCAGATCCCGGAGAGGCGGCCGAACGAATTCGGATGGATGGACCCGCCGCGGTTTGACAGTGGCACGATCGAGATCGAGGCCAGCACCCGCCGCGACGTGGACGAGTATTTCGGCCGCTTCAGCCAGAACGTCCCGCAGCCGCTGACCATGCTGACCCAGCAAACGATGGTCGACCGCTGGCTCCGCAGCTGCAAAGCCGTCATGGCCCAAGCCTTCGCCCTCATGCAGCAATACCTCTCGGACGCCGAGATCGCCCGCGTCGCCGGCGCCATGCCCGCCCCGTTCCAAGTGAGCCGCGAACAGATCCAAGGCAAATACGACCTGGTCGCAGAATTCGATGTTCGAGACCTCGACGCTGAGACACTTGGGAAGAAGCTTTCATATATCGCGGAAGTAGCTGTCCCTCTGGACGTTGCAGGCGTGATCGACCGAGCAGGTCTAGTAAATTTCATCGTCGGCGCCGTAGATCCGTCCCTAGCCGCCCAGATCGTCCGCAGCCAAGACGTCGCCACGGCCCAAGAGGCGGAGGAAGAGCAACTCGCCCTGACCAAGATTTCCGCCGGCATCGAGCCGCCGTTGCCCGAGCAAGGCGTGAATCCGCAGCTCCGGTTGCAGGTGTTGCAAGGAGCGATCCAGGCGAACCCGCAACTCCAGCAACGCTACGCCGGAGACGAAATCTACAAGGGGATGGTGGATGCCAGAGCCCAAGCCCTGCAATTCCAGATGACCCAAATCCAAAACGCCCAGATCGGCCGCACCGGCGCCGTCCCGGCCCTGGCAGCGCAACCTCAAAGCCCCGGGGGCGCTTTTGCCGCCCGCGGCGCCGCGGCCGCCTAATCCCTCAACTCTCATCCCTCAACCCTCAACTCCTCTGTGAATCCCAACGTCAAAATCCGCAACATCGCCGGCCTCAACATCCCGGAGCACACGGAGGTCCAGCTAAACTACGTCTCGACCACCAACAACCTCGACACGGTGGTCTACAAAGAAGGCGCCCAAACGGTCGCCACTTTGACCTTCACCTATGTCGGCGGCACGCCGTCCTCGGA